CCACCCACGGAGCCAGCCGCAAAGATGAGCGGGCTGATTCCAGGGACCGGAAAGCAAAACACGTCGCGGAATTTCTCGGAAGCAAAACTTGCCATGTGCGCGGCTCCTTATACAAGCTGGACGAAGGGGCTGACCTTCGTTGTGCCGTCAACTTGGGTGTAAGGCGCACGCCACAGAGATTTGCCATCGTGCCGCATCTTGAACCGGTAGGCGATGCGATCCGTGGAGAAAAAGAAGTGCTCAGACAAGCCGACTTCGAGCCCGGCGCGTCGAGCCAATCCATACTGATCAGGGCAAACGAGGTTCAAATCACCTTGCGTTCCGATGGCCGGAACCTTCTCGGTGATGAAAAGCGGCATGCCCATCAGGATGCCTTGCGGCCGCGCGATCTTGGCGCCTTCGTCATAAGTCGAAGTGCTGATCACGCTCGGCGTCATGGCCTGGCTAATCTGCGTGTTAGGCTGATACACCAGAGCCGCTGCGTGATTGTGCACCGCAACGAGGTCAGGAAGACACGAAATCGAGCAAAGCCAACGAGCACCGCCCCAACACATCGGGTGCAGCTTGCTCATCATCCCCACGATATCCTCGTACTCAATGTGCGAGGCTGTACCGCGAGTCTGGGTCAAGAGTGCCAGGCAGTTAAAGAAGCCCTCCGGCTGGCCCAGGCCATTACCCTGAAGGGTCATGTAGTCTTCCATCCAGACAAATGCCCGGCCGAAGACTCGTGTGGCCATCGCATCCATTGCGATGTAGTTATCAGCGATCAAGTCCCTGGAGAGATCCGTGAAGCCGGTTAGGTCCAGAACCTTGAAGTTGATATCCGACAGCGCCGCATCAGACGACGGACGTGCCGTGGTCTCGCCGACATAGCCTAACTGAAAGCCAGCGAAGACCGCCGATTGCTTGATACCGTTAAGCGTGGTGGGCGGCTTGTACTGGTCAAGCGCGGGCCACTTGAGCTCAAGGGCATTACCGATCGGAACGCCGAACGTGGCTGTAGAGAACACGCTCTGCTCGGTCGGAAGCTCAAAGAGCGATGGCATGTACTCAGGTTTCAGGGCGAAGCCGTAAGTAGGGCCACCACCCAGCGATTCCGTGCCGGTTCGCGTGATCGTCTCAATCCCGTAATCCATCGTGCGGGTTACGGTCTGGAGAATCTCGCCCGTTTCCTCGTTGATCTTGTAGTCGCACTTCTCAGCGCCGTAGCTGTTACGGAGCTTCGTATGTGCCCACTGCCTCAACTCGGGTGGGGCATCAACGGATTGATACAGAGCAACGCACTTGCAATACTCGCCAAACGTTCGCTTGACTTTCTTGCCGTCTGTGCCGCGCTCTTCTGTGCCCTCAGTGCGGGAAATCTTCTCGAAATCGACAGCGCCGCCACCATTGGGTGGACCGGTCGTCACCGCTTTTTGACCTTGCAACGAAGTCCGCGTCAGTTCAAGCAATTCTGTCCGAGTCCTATCGGTCTCAGTCTTCAGAATCGCCCGAAGCTGCGCGCCTTCGTTGCTCTCCTTTGCCGTGCCTTCTGCAATCAAGGCGCGGCCTGTGCCTTCGCTGACAGTATCGGTGATATCACCGGGCTGCCAGCTTCCAAAGGCTTTGGTAAACTCCAGAATCATCAATCTAGCCCTATGGGTGAGAGAATCTCACTCACAGGTAGGAAGGCTCCATTCGCCCCGGTCGATCCATGTCACGCATGGCTGCGATGGGATGATGTGACTTCTCATCTGGCACACGCAAACAAACGTGTTTTAAACTCGACCATGCCTGTACAGGTCGATGTATTCCTTGATCTCGGTGCTGATATCGCCGAACATTCGGCGTGTCTCTGCGAGGGCTTGGGCGGCTTCGGCTGCGTAGTAGTCCCGCTTGCTCTCTGGCTTGCTGACAAGTAGCCGCAAACACTCGTCAGCCATCTCGGGGTCAGGCAGCGCCATGCAGCGCTGACCATTGGCGTGATAGATGGTCCAGGTTTTGCCATCGGTTTCAATGTAGGGGGCCGTGCGGACTTCTGGCCCGTCTTCAATTTCCTGATCACATGGAAAGTCATCAGGCAGCTTAGGAGGCACATAGCCTTCTGGCGCAGTAATTAGCCCACGGCTAACCAGCATGGTAAGGCAGTCACTATTGCCCGGTGTAGGGGTCGCGGAAAACTCTATCAAGTCCCACCGGCGATAGATCGTTTCGCATTCCTCGAGCGCCGGATTCGAGCGAATCTCCTCCTTGGTGGGAGGACTTGCTTCGTGTACCCCAGCCTTGATTGACCAGCCGCGGAGCGTGCCGTCCTTGTATGCGTCGAACAACTGGTTGCTGAAGTCATCCTTCGCAAAGGTTGTCTTGCCCAGCATGTCCCGTTCTGCGCGTCGCACCTTGGCCCAACCTGCACCGATTGGGACTGTGCCTCTGATGGGATCTAGCCCGTGATTCCAGAGCACGCTACGAGTCTTATTGAAGTGCGATACATCACATCCCAGAGGGTCTATGATCGTCTTCAGCCGATCGATTCCGCTGGTGTTAATCCGAGCCACGACAGCGCGTTCGCCTTCGAGCACGCTGTCGATATTGCCCTCGAATGCTCTGACTAAGTAGTCCATCAGAATCTATGCCTCACCTTGAGCTTGGCGCGCGACACGTTGCCAATATGGTGTCGTTCGGCGACCGGCTTGAGCTTGGTTCGCACATGCTCTTTTTGCGCCGCTGTCAGGCTCTTATGCATCTGGTAGGTCGGGCCATGGCTCAAGAGCTTCGTATCCGTCCTGATGACGTTTTGGAACTCCATGGACGTCTCAAAGCCGTAGATCGTCCCGATCGTATTCAGTGCTGGCCGCAAGTAAGGATGGGCCATCATGTGCCGCGTGCCATACTCTTGGAAGATTCCGTACGGCGCACCGACGATGAAGCTGATGGCGTGGCTTTGATTGTCGTAGGCGTAACTGATCGAGGTGCGTAAACGACCTGTTTCAACTGGCGCGTATCGCTGTGCGATGCTGACGACTAGCTTTCCAAGCGTATTGGCTTGAGCGTCGATCCGCTGGCTGATCTCAGCAAGAAACTGGTTTTGATTGAAGGTGATCAAAATACATCTAGCGGCATCGCAGCCAGCCTTTTAGCGCGTTCCCTATTTGCTGGATCTCTAAGCCATTTCCTGACCGCTTTGCGAACATGTCGCGCATTCCATTTTTGCCATTCCTCTGAACCCATGTGGCTCATGACGCGGCTCATGGCTTTATAGCCAATCAACTTCGGGCCATCATATTCATACTTTGCTGGCGTGAACATCAAGCTTCCTCGTATTCGCTTGCCGGAAATGGTGAACCAGCCTCTTGCAACAACTCTTCCACGCTCGGTAGCGGCCGCGCTGGTGGATACTCCCCACCCTTGGGATAAGGCTCGCTAACCTTGGGTACTGGCTTGAGCTTGATCTTCTTTCGCTTCTCGCTTGGCCCTGGCCCACTGGGAAGCACTGGAATAGATGGCTGGCTCGGAAACTCAATCCCAGGCAGCCTATCGCCTTCGACGTTGAAGCCCTTCGGGTTATGCCTGCCCCAAGGGCTCACATAAATCTTGCCCTTGGGATCTTGCCACTCGAAGTAGCAATCACAGTTGTTCATGCAGTAGCAGTCGCCGATCTCAATCAGCGTGCCGATCGGCTGCCAGCCAAGCTGCGATTGCTCGAGGCAGCCCTGTATCCCGCCCTTGCATGGCCTGTGTTGCTCGATGCTCAAGAGATGTACCCGGCGCTCAGCGCTGAATACGTGCTGTCCACGCACGATCTCACGGCCTACGTTTTGCACTTCCCACGGAGAGTTACCGTACATCTCCATGCGGGCAATGAACTGGCCTGGAGTGAGCGGCGGGGGCTCAATGAATATCACGCCACTGGATAGGTCGACTATCTCTCTGGGCGGATTGGCTGTGACTTCGCGCTGGAACTTGTCCAGGTAGTCGTATTGCTTGCGAGTAAGCTTGTCGAGTGCGAATATTTCAGCATTGGTAAGCGGGTCATTGCCCTTGAGCGCCATCGCCCCGGCTACGATTACTTCTCGGACGAATCCTTTGGCTCGGTCAAAGAGTCGGGAGAGGGCGCCGGCAGCTCTCGAGGCAATCCCACGAGCAACCGCGTTGCCGTCAATGGAGTCCAGTGCTTGTCCAGAAAATCGAGCAGATATTGCTTGGTCGCCTCCAAGGATCGATCTTGCACCTGTAGGCCCTGAATCTCGTTCATCGACTTCCACCCCATATCGATCGAAAAAGCTCTCGGCCTCGTGCCGTAGATACATGCGGCTGTAAGCCCGCACATCCTCAAGTAGATTCAGATGCTGCTTTCCTGTGAGCCCGTTTTGGTGGTAGAGCTTTGTCCAGCCTCGTTGGCGCAGGACATGTCTGAGGATGGATTCGGCTGAACTGGCTTTGTGGGTGCGGCCTTTACCGAATCGGGGTCTTTCTTCAGTCTGTCGCGCCACTTGGGTGCGTTGCGGTAAATCGTATTCCAGGGTTCGGCCATACTGGTCCCCCCTATCGCGCAAAAGCGTCATGCCCTCGCTGATGGTTTGCAAGGCGGTTAGAAGCTCAGCCCTCAAGAGAGAGCAGCCTCCTGCCGAAACACTACCCGCCCATTGTCCGTATCCTCAGTCCGCACATACTTGCCGGCAAACTCGTGGCCCATCATCGGCGGGATGGTGATCTGCATTGTGCCTTCCTTGCAGATCACTTCCATACCGTGGTGGGGATGTTTGCCTTCTGGTTTGCCTTGGACCTTATCGAGGTTCTCAAGAACTACGGTTTCGTTCTGGGGTTCGTCGCTCATGATGCCCGTCTCTCCAATTCGCCTTTGATAGTACGTATCACCTCCGCTGCCTCGGCTAGCACTTCATCTTCCGTGAGCGCTCGCTTAGGCACCGGCTTCTGTGCAGCCTTCTTGGCGTCAATCTTGAGCCCTTCCTTGTCCATCTTCTTCTGATGCTCATGACCATCAACAGCGAGTTCATCTTGTGTCTGGCCTGACTCCATGGCTTGCTTGCCCTGCTCAAGTGTTTGCTCGTGCTCAGCTTGAATCATGTCGGGCTGTTTCTTGCTTCCGTCCAGCCAGGGAGCATCACCCCATGGTTTGGGTGGATACTTCTTCTCCTCGTTAAGCTCATTGATCGTGATAGCACCCATGTCCACGTAGATTTGATCCGCCTGGGCCTTCATGAGTTCATCGTCAGCGATACCCGGATCAAACTTGAACATCAGCCGCTGGTCAAACATCTTGGCCAAGCGAGTGAAACAGCCAGCTATTGTGCGACACCGCGGCTGCACACCCATCTTGTCATGTTGTGCATCAGCGGCTTGCAGATTGGCCAGATTGCTATCCACGGTGTAATAGGTGGGGGGCTGGTCGAATATGCAGGCGAGCGTGTACATGTCCTGCATGCCCACCTCTTTGCCAGCCAAGTCGACGGGCTGATAGGACACTGGCGTCACATCCAAAGCTTCCTTAACCACCATTAACCCACCAGCGCGTCCCATAGCGTGCTTGCGGTTCATGTCCATCTCGAGTGCGGCCGCTTGATCTGGCCCCATTGGCTGCATTGGGTCTTTACTGCTGATGAGCAGGTTAGGTCTCGGCGATTGCAAGAGCTGCGAAAGGATGGCTAGTTGTTCCTGCTCTTGTTTGCGATATGCCTCGCCCGCATACGTAGGTGAAAAAGCTGACCCATACACATCCCGCAGCGAGTGGTTGTGGCGAATCCACAGCGCGGCATCCCTTGGAATGCGATCCTGAAAGTACTGGAACCACTCGACTATCGGGCTCTGAGCTTCCCTGACCGGAATCGTATACTGAGGATAGATCAACCATAGAAACTCTGGAGGGCCTTTGGCCGTCGTCTTGCCATTCTGCGTGGCGCGCCAATCCCATCCATTGCCTTCGGGGACTATGAATGTTGAGCCTACGACGTCGAAGAAGCTGACGATGGTTCCGATGAACTGTTCACGGCTGGCAAAGGTACCATAGGGGTCTGGGTTATCAAGCACATCCAACAAAGGGTGGTTTCTGATTTCGTAAACTTGGTCGATAGCAGCACTGCTAATTTGACCCGCTTCTGCAAGCTTAATCCCGACTTCCCGGCTAACCTTGATAGGGTCGCAAGCTCTCGCCGGCTTCCCCTGCGCCCTAGATCCGTCAGCGAGTAATCGCATCGGAAGCCGCGCAACGGCATTTCGATTTCTTGCCACCATTGCGTATATGAGTGCACTGTAATTCTCGACTAACTGTGTAAGACTAGGCCCGCGCTGTGCACCAAATGCATCAGTGTATCGCGGGCCACCTTGAAGCTGTGTGCCAAAGCTAAATCCGCCTGGTGGTAACGGCTGCTTGGCATTGAGTCGCTTCGAGATTT